GCGCGGCCTCTTCCGATTTCGCGAGTGCTTCCTGATATTCATCCTCGTACGCCGTAATGATTGCTTTCTCCCTCTGTTTTGCAATCACATCTTCAATGGCTTCCGCGACCTCGTGGTACTTGGTGATAACACCGTCGTTGATCTCGATCTCAATGCCGTAGGCTTCGGACAGTTCTCCGGCAATGTAATCGGCACGTGCTTCCATGCCCTCTAATACATTCCCGTTCTCGTCTACGCATTTCTGAAGAGATTTCCAAAGCCCTTCGTTCTTGTCGATTTCGTCATTTGCCGCTTCCAGCCGTGCTTCTCGCGATTCAACAAGTTCGTCATACGAATCGCTCAACTTGTCTATCTTGGATACGACCTCTTCTTGCATATCAGAAAGGCCGTAAAGAGCATCGTATTCTCTTTTGTGTGCGTCTTCCGCTTGTTTTTCTTTTGCTATCAGCAAGGTAAACGCGCCGACAACAGCGGTTAAAGTCGCAGCGATTGGGTGTGTGGCAACAAGCGTGATAATGCCGCCTATTGCCGATGTCATTTTCCCTATGCCCGAAAGAAGCGTGCCGCCGACAAGAAGGAGCGGACCGAGTGCGGCAGTAACACCGGCGATCTTGATGATCGTTTCCTTCGTGCTGTCGCTCATGTTCCTAAATTGCTTGGAAATGTCTTTGACTACGCTAATACCCTTCTCGATATAAGGGATCATTGTGTCGCCAAGTTCTCGCCCGATATTCTCAAGCTGGTGCTTCAACTTCGCCATCGCACCTTCGGTCGTATCGAGCATGACATCGGCAATCTCTTTTGTCGCGCCGGTCGAATCGTTAATGATTCCGTAAAGTCCTTCGTACTCCTCTTCGGTAGAGTTGACGATAGCGAGCATTCCGGACAGGGCGCGCGTGCCTGCAAGAGTAGCGGCGAGGCGTGCCTTTTCTACGTCAACACCTTCCCAGTTTCTGTTGATTAGCTCATCAAGAGACGCAGCGTAATCATCTTCTGTTATCTGACCGCTCTCGAGTAATTCGTCGAGTTCTGCAAGCTCCTGATTAAAGTGTTCTGTCGGCGTTGGCAGGTCTGACAAGGATTCTCTTAATTGGTCAAGAATCTCGCGGAAGGTGTACGCATTTCCTTCTTGATCCGACAGCGACACACCAAGGTACCTCATTGCCGCCGCAGTATCCTTAGTAGGCTTTGCCAACCTTGTCATTAACATGCGGAGCGCCGTACCGGCTTTCGAGCCTTTGATACCATTGTTGGCCATGATACCGAGGGCGTGAGATACGTCTTCAACACTGTACCCAAGAGCACCAGCAACGGGAGCAACATAGGAGAATGCATCTCCCATCTGATCGACGTTGGTATTGGAGTTAGCCATCGTCTGAGCCATAACGTCAACAAGGCGCGTAGATTCGTCTGCCGTCAGGCCAAATGCGGTGACATAGTCGGTGACAATATCGGACGCTCTTGCAAGGTCCATGTCTCCTGCTGCCGCAAGGTTCAGAACGTTCGGAAGAGCGGTCAGCATTTCCGCGGCATCCCATCCGGCAAGACCCATGTAGTACAAAGCATCTGCCGCTTCGCTTGCCGAGTATTTGCTCGATTCGGACAGATTGATTGCCGCTTCCGCAAGCTGATCCATCTGCGACGCGGTAGCTCCTGGAGTGACGGATCGTACCTTCGCCATCGCAGACTCAAAATCGGTGGAAAGCTCATACAAGCTCTTCCCGGCCGCGATAATCGGAGTCGTGACAGTTGCCGTCATAATGCTGCCGGCCGTCCGCATCCTGCTTCCGAGCGCGTCAATATTAGCGCCGATGTCCTTGAATTTCTGCGCGACAATCAGAGCTTCTTGCTTTGCTACGCTTCCCCATGTTTTAACAGCGGACTCAAGTTCTTTGAACTCCGCTTCGTCAAGCTCTATCTGCTTGCGAAGTTTTTCTTGTTCTTCCCTTACTTCGGGAGTGCTGTCCTTTTCGTCAAGCGCGGCAAGTAAGCTCTGTTCAGTTTCAAGTTTTTGCTTTGTGAGATCATAGGCAGTATTGAGTTCTTCCTGTTTCTTCCTCAGAGCCTCAATACGTTCTTTGCCCTTTGAATTGTTGATCTCTTTATTGATAAGCTCAAGGCGCGTTTTGGAAGTTGCTAACTTGTCGTTCAGGTCTTTCAACCTGTCGCGTAAAGGCCCAATTTTGTCTTCTTTATCGAGGTTTCTTAATTCCTCTTGAAAACTCGCAAGTGCCCGCTGATCGTCGATAATCTGACGTTCAAGCGCCTCCTGTGCTCGTTTTACTTCCGGCGTGCTGTCTTGTTTCGCCAAGTCGGCAAGCCATTTCCGTTCTTCCTCAAGCTTTTGGCTTGTTGCTTCTATGGCACGGTTGAGTTCTTCTTCCTTCTGCGCTCGTAACTTCGCGCGTTCTTCGGGCGTTGCGTCCGTCATTAGCTTGTTGACATCAGCGATTGCTTTTTTAGCTTTATTGACTTCCGCTGTTAGCCCGCCGTACGCTTTTGCAATGCCTGTAGTATCCGCGTTTAACTCAATAGTTATGCCGCGTACTTTTCTCGTTGCCATAGTGTTTCCTCTTAAAATCTATCGAAATCTTCCTGCGTTGCTAACTCCCTGTACTCGTGTTTATCGTTGCCGGATTCCGTAAACAGGTCGATGACCTGACCGTACTCCAATTGCTCAAGGTCGCTCACCGATAATCCGAGTTGGATCGCCCGCAACAGAAAGAGGGCTGTGTTCAGCCCTCGCTCTGTTGGCCGGCTTTTTTTTTGGGGGTTGACAACGTTTGCTCGTTGCCCATGTAAATTTTGACAATATCGGCAGAGGCATCTACCATGTCAAATTGATCGAACGTTTCAAGCCAAGCATAGAATCCTTCCTCACTCAGCTTATTCATGTCCGCTTTTGCAGCAGACATCGCCATGATGTAGCCGAGTTTTTCAGCCACATAAATTGATTCTGTCGAGGATTTAAATCCGCGCCCAAAATAAACGAGCAAGTCCTCACCGTGGAAGACTTGCCCGTATCTCATTGCCGTAGCCGCGTTTGCGGCCATCTCGATCTCGCGATCACCAATCTTTACAACTCCAAACATTGTCAACACCCCTGTTGTTTAAATTAGATTATGCCGATGCCGGCTGGACTACATCGTCAAAGAACTTCTGATAGGTCGAAGTCGGTTCTGCGGAATACTTAGCTTCCGCCTTGACGATCTGATTCTGAAGAACCGTGCTGTAAATGGAACCGGCACGAAGGTTCAGAGTCTCGGTCTCAACCTCGATGTTCTCTTCCTTGGTGTTACCCTCAACATTCGCGCGAGATGCGGTGCAGTTGTAGAAGATGTGACGCGTTGCGTTGACATCGTTCTCGAACTGGAACATAAGCGCAAAGTGAACGGTAGCCGGGCTTGCAAGCTCTACAAGGAGATCGCCGCTCTCGACATCGCCAAGAACGTCTTTCTTGAAGTCGTCAATAACAAGGGCAACCTCGAAATCACCTTCATAACCGGAATAGGTGTTGTTGGTGAAGTAATCGATGTTGTCCGCGTGGAAGGTGTAAGTCTCGGACTGCGGCTCCATGCTCAGAGAGACAGCGCCGGGGAATGCCTTGACTTCGCCGTAAGTTGCAGCGCCGTTGGTTCCGATGGTGGCTACTGCGTAGTGGACGTTGGAAAGTCCAAACTTTACTTTAGACATTGATAATTACCTCTGCTTCGTAGTAGATTTCGTACATGCGCTCAGATTCGATGTAAATCTCCTCTTTGCTGTACGTGATACCGTGTGCATCCAAAACAGATTCGATTCTCGCCTCTGCTTCGAAGTCTTTGTTGTCGAAGTACGCCTCAATGACGAGCGGTACGATTCTCTGATAATTGCGATCATCCGCGAAGAAATCATCCGCTCCGTCGTAGTAATAAACTACAAACGGCGGAGCCTTGTCTTCCGATGCCGGGAAATACCGATAAGCATACGGATAGCCGAACTCCGCCACCATCTCACTCACTTCTCTGTATTGCATCCAGCACCTCTTTTTCAAATTCTTCGGATAGTTCTTCCGCGACAGGATCGATGTGAGGGCGGCCGGGAAACCTCGGTTTTCCTTCCGCCCATCCTCTCATCTCGTGACCGTTTTCAAGTAAGTGCGTCAGGGTAGGCTGCGACTTGTTGTAAATCTCGTAAGAGATATAAAGTCTATTCACGTCTGCGTTTACTTGCCATCCTCTTGCATAGCGGTGTATTCCCTTTCGTGAACCGAACTTCGCTATTGCCTCGTTGCGGACCGCCGAACGCCCCTTTTGAGAAACCTTCTGAGCGACCTCATCGATATCTTTTGCAAGATCTTCTCCATATTCGTTGAGAATCTTTTTGATCTCCTCGCCAAGATTCTCAGCCCTGATTACTCGTCTCTTACGCCGCGCCATTTGTTCCGCCCTTCAACTCCAAATACAATTCAAGATCATCCGTGCCCGGCACGCGGTACGTGCGGTAGATGTGATACGGCTGATCGTGATATATGCA